CCATTAAAATGTGTACCGTCTGCCATGTTATTTTCCTGCCCTGGTGGGCGTCAACTCGCTAGTATGTAGCGATATATAATTAAAAGTAGGTAGCTCACCAGGTGAGCTACCCGTTTCTTACATCAATTAAATACCAGGTGATCCGTAACAACCACGATAATCGCTCCAGCCGAAACTGTAACGTTCACGTGCTTTGTAACGCACATTGCCTGTTTCAAAATCACCTTCCATACCTGTTTTCATCGGTACACGGTTAAAGTGTTTCAATGAATTCGGACAGTCAGTTTTAAGGAACCATGCATTGGTATCGGTGAGATAATGATTGACATCATATCCACCTGGGATCGCTGATTTACTACGTATCGCATTGAGATCGTTATCTGCTGTTTCAACTCGCAGTGTTGATTTCAATACGCGCTCTGCTACGAAACACAAGTCGGTTGGTATAACCAGACTTTTTGGCTGCATTGCAACAGACAAACCACGTTCATCTACCCAGCCTGCGATAGCGATATAAGCTGCTTCCAGTGCTGTTTCGTTGAGATCAGCCGCAGCAGTTGGTTCATTAGATAATGTACCGCCTGCTAACGTAGTATGATCCCCGAACAATTCAACACCATCGCCACCAGGAAAGTTAGAGTCGAAGCCATTATTAAAAATAGCTGCGCCTTTCACGTTCTTAGTGTGGGCCATGGAACGGGCAAGTGCCTTGGTATATCGAGCTGACAGTTTCTCATAGAGATTATCTTCTATGGATTCTTCAGTCAGCGCAAACGCCAGTGCAATTGTTTCGTGATGGTAACGGGCAGTCCATGATTCTTGCGCGGTATCATAACTGACACCTTTGCCTTCCTCTTTAACAACTGCAGCGTCAAATCCACCTAACAGGACTTCTTCTTCAAACGCACGATCTGAACCTTCCGTATTAAACAACATGGTTGTTTCATCGGCATAGGTTTTATATTCCAGACCAAAAAGCGCATTAAGACCAGGCTCCAGTTCTGCGGCAAGTTGTGCTCTATTGATAGCCATGATTTATACTCCTGCGCCAGCTGCACGTGAATTGGCATGGAGATGAATCAGTACTTCGATCTCAGCATTGGCACCCCATGCATTACCTGCACGTTTGACCAAGCCCAATTGTTGAAAGGTATCTACTGTACTTGCAGCCTGATTTATTTCCTGTGCAGATCGACCAGTAGATGTACTACCTGCCGTCGCTGTTAAATCAAGTAATGCACCGTTATCAGCAAATAGTGCTGTACCTGCTGTTTGACCTGAAAATACAATATCGGGATCTGCATAAACATATCCTATTGCATCGGCATCGCCCAACGTGGCCTGTGCTGCAGGCCAGTATCGAGAATACTTGATTGAACCATCGGGTGCTGTATAACTGCAACCTGCAAAAATACCTGCATGTACCGTAGTAATTGCTGTCGCTACTTTAATGTATCCTGTATCGAGCAACTCTACTAAATCTCCGCTGAAGATCGCTGCCGCTGTTTCATTATCAATCGGCATCTCCTCCATACGAATAGTGCCACCCGTCAGGTGGCGAATGGGAGTAAACCCATGTGGACTATCTGCATTAGCCATAGCTAATTCTCCTAAAAATAAACAAACACACTAGTCAATTATTGACTACCTATATTATCGGGATTGCCGAACTCTGTTCTAGTTGATCGTTCAGGTGTTCCGATAGGCATAATTGCCTGTGATTGAGCCTTGAGTTCATTGTCTATAGCTTTTAACTGATTATTAGTCAGGTTACTATAATATGCATTACGTTCCTTTACTGTTTCTAAAGGTATACGAGCAAGGATCAATCCACCGACGCTTATTACACCAGCATGTTTTCCATCTTCAATAGTTGGTAATTCAAAATCAGGGTAGTCACTTGCACGAACAGGTTCAAAACCTTCGCGCATACGTTTACTCATATTGATTTTGTCTGCTTCTCCTAACATCTCTGCCCTGATCCATCTATGATGATATCCCAGCGGAGGTTTCGGAGCTTCCAACATTGAGGGTGGTTCCCATGGTTTTCTGCGTGTTGTATTTTCACGAGTATCTGCAGAGCGTGGCGCTCTGTTGGTTGTTGCAGCTTCCGGTTGAAATGATTCAACTTCGACAGGTTTAAATGCTTCCTGTGCTGACGCTGCATCAGCTGCTGCTACCAGTTTCCTGGCATCTTCTAATTTAGCGGCTTGTATTTCCGCTGGTGTTCTTCGTTTCGCTTTCTTTTTCATATCAGTCCTGTGTTATAATTATGGCACATGTTTAGCATATTCCGCAAGCGGAACACCTAACGCACGTGCAACTCTTACCTGTGACGCGGTTAACGTAACTTTCTTTTTACCGCGTGGTTTATTAGTTAAATCATTTACAGGTGTTACTGTTTGTTGGTTATTTTGTAACTCAACTGTTTTACCTGTTAACTTGGTATTGTCAGGAAAGTTCTTAAGTAATCGATTGTCCAACTCTGTGTAATAGGCATCACTTTGTGGTAAGTAACCGTCCTGACTGACCAATCGATTATGTATAATCAATGCTGCATCTGACAGCTCCTGATCTTCACCGAACCATTCATTACGTTCAGCCCAGGCTTCCGCTTTCGGATCGACTTTAGGTTGTTGATCTGGAGCAGCGGGTTTAGGTGTGTAAACTTCTTCCTCTTCGTTATCCGGTTTTTTGTTCTGTACCCGTTTAAATCGTTCTGTTGTTTGTTGTGCCTGGCCTAACTGTGAAGCAGACAGTGCAATTTGTGCATTGGCTTCAGCCATCGCTTTAGGGTCATTAGCTTGATATGCTTCTTCATATCGTTGTTTAGCTGTTTCCAGTTGAGAATTTAGACGAGTCGTATGTTCATTGAGAAACGCACCGTCCTGTTCGTCCTGTTTTTCTCTTAGTTTTTTATTTTCAGCCTGCACACTTTGTGCAAATTTAATCGCTTCGTCTTTTTGACGTAGTTCTTCTTTGGCTTCCCAGGTTAGTTTGCCGATTCGTTTATTAATTTCCTTACCATATAACTCTTCTATTTCGGGATATTCCTTACGTAGTTCGTCGTATTTTTCTTTCGCTGTAAGTTTCTTCGGTTTTTTGTCATCGTCGATGTCATCGGACGCGTTATCTATCTGGTCCTGTATATTAGGATTGATTTCGTCTTCTTCACCTTCTTTTGGTGAAGCATCTAATTCAACTTCCGTATCCTCGATTTCATCAATGTCATTGGGAATCTCGTTTTTAACTGCCATGGGTTTAAGTGCCATTAGCTAACTCCTACATAGTCTTCAGGGTTAGGCAATACAGCCAGTATCTCGTCATCGTTCAACAGGCGTATTGGTAAGTGATCGTTATCTTCACCGCGCATTAGTAATCTTGATCCCGCGTATCTGCCAAACACCACGTAATCTCCTTTCTTACACCATGGAAACCCGCCAAATTTCGCTTCGTCTTTATACGCCAGTGGTCCTAGTGCAACAACGTAGCCAATACTGGTCGCAATTTCTTCAGTACGAATAGTAGAATCGGCGAAGTGAATACCACCTTTAGATACTTTGGGTTGTGTGTAAGGTACGATTAATATTTTCCAACCTCGGGGAGTTGGTAACTTATCGAGTTGTTTTTCAGCCTTGACTTCGTAAGGCACTTGTTCTGGTGGGATAATGCGTTCTTTTTCTACGAAGTTAGGTAGGTCTGTGGGTGATCCGAATGATTCGACGGGTAAGGGTTCTTTCCCGAGGTTGTTAGTTATCGCCATCTTCTATCTTCTCTTGCATTTTATGCAGGTCATTTATCTCCTGTATGGCAAGTTCAAGACCTGTTTTCTCACCTACCATTTGTCTGTAATGCGCAAAGTCCTTTGCCTGACCGCTTGATATTACACGAGTTCGTGAATCAATCAACTCATTAATCTTTTTTTTTAAATGTATTAACTCACTCATTTACGCACCTCATTGCTCTTTAGGTTTAGGTGTCGCGGCTTTTGCCTGTAGTGTTGTTACGTTTTTCTCTCTCGCAATCTTTTCTTTCGACACGATCTCTTTAAGATCAATCTCGTGGCTCATTTGATCGTCCTTTTCTTCAATGTCCAGTTGACGCGCCTGCAGCTCCATCTGGGGATTAGGTGGTGTAGGTGGTGCTAACTCAGGCAATATGTTTTCAAACAACGCCAGTTCGATTGGAATAGGGTTACCGCCTTCTCCTGCCTGTTGTTTTGCTAACATCGATATATGGTTCATTATGTCCTGAACTATATTCGCTGCAAACTCCATACTACTCATTACATACGGTGTTTTCAGAAATACAATATGTGCCTGGATATGTGCTTCGTGGTCCATTTCAGGTATCGCCACCAACATTTTATTCTGTAGCACTTTACGATTCTCCTGCATTGGTGTCAGGTTCTGTGGTTTCTCTTCCGGTTTTAACAGGGTTTCAACATCCGACACACCCATCGCGACATACATACGTCGATATGCTTCCCTCACATTGTGCACCTGTGGCGCGGCTTCTGCCATTTGCAGTTGCTGACTCGCCAGCATAATGCGCTGTGCCATCGAGAAGATGTTAGGGTCAGATATGGGGAGTACATCAACACGATCATCAAAGTCATTCTTCGCTATGATCCCATCCTTGTCCTCAGTCATGTACGGATAAGGTTGATTTTCCGGTAACGTTTGTTTGATTAGTCGGACGAGAATTTTAAACTCCTGCTTCTGTGCTTTATGCAATCGTTTATGAATCGCAGACATCACCTTAGTACCACGCTCCAACACTGCAATCGTTGTACCAACTGGCTGCTGCTGTCCACTGGTATCGCCTACCTGCATATCGGCAATACTCGCAAATCGTTGTCCCGATTCGACTAACACACCTAACAGTGCAGACAATACTGCTGACGGTTCACCGTAAGGCAGGGGCATAATTGCATCTTTTATCGTACCTGTCGGTGAATCTACATCACGAAATTCACCAGGCGCGATGGGGTTGTCATCACCCTCAATCCGTATACCTTTAACCTTCAAGCCTGCCGGGAGGTTCTTAAACGTACCTGCATCTATCAATTGACGCAAGATAGATGTAACAGAACTTGTCAGCCCGCCGATCATATGTATCAGTCCGAATCCATAGAACCCCAGGCCAGGCAGGAACTTATAATGCGTGAAATAATCTATACGTGCTTTTAATTCGTTATTCTCTTCGTAATTACGACGGATTGACATTACCGCATTAGATTCGGGATCGAGGGTTACGATATACGGTAAGGCTGGTGCTTTAGATTCACCGTCGTCTTCATCTTTGTTACCTGTGAGTACCTCATGATCGAGATAGACGTGACACTCAATCAGCAGGTAGTCTTCGTCATGCTGGTAGTAACCCGCTTCCAGCCCCTGCATATTGTCTACCTTCTGTTGAATATCACTCTCAGTTTTCAGCTGTATCGCTTCCGGCTCGTGCAAATTTGAATAAAACCCACTTGCCTGATATTTCAACAAATCGTTACCTGGAAGTACAAAGTCATGAATTATACGTGACGCTTTTTTTAACTCCGTCGTACCGTAAGGCACAGTCAAATGGTCTGCCATGACCAATAAACTCGTTGGTAGGTTAGTAATCGGATCGGTATAAGTTTTTTTAAACGCAGAGCCAGCAAGGGGCAAGTAAAACAGTAACTGGTCCATGTTCGAATCGTATTCCTCCATCTGGTCCACGATCAGGTAATTCATATAGTCCTTTACCCGTTCTGCCTGTTCGACACGCTCCGGTGTTTTGTGACCAAGTACTTTCGTTAATACAGGCCCACCTGCGGGTAACAACTCTTTATACGCCTGTGCCTGGAACTGAACGACAGCCTCTGCTAACAGGGGATGGTGTACGCCACTCGCGCCTACAAATGGCTCCTGTTTTTCTTCAATCTCCATACCGAGCAGATCAAGTCCTTTTACATAAGTCTCTTTCCACTTCTTTCTTGATGCATCGTCTGCTTTCCATGCATCTACGAGGTCTTCTGCAATTTCCGTTAGTTCGTCATCTTCAAAGTAGGCAACGAGATTAGCGTGATGGGGTGTTTGATCAATGGGTGGGAGTTCGTTTTCTTCATCATCAAACGGTTCTTCAGAGACAATCGCACTACCGTCGGCCATCTCCATTACGTTACTAAGCGGTGTTTCGTCCAGCTCGATATCTACATCAGGTGCTAACGGGTCACTGCCATCAGGCATGGGGTAGGTTCGTCTTTCGATGTTGTTAGCCATTACTTTTTCTTTTTAGCTTTGGCTTTAGTTTTTTTTCTTTTTTGAGCTTCGTCCCATAACATCTTACTTTTTTGCGCTTCCTTGGTGCCTTTACTCATCTCCTTACCTTTATGCTTAAAGATAAATCCTTTAGCTTTGGCTCGTTTGGTTATAGTTTGTCTTGTTTTTGGTCCTGTTGCCATGGAGAAATCTCTCAGTAGTAACTCATTTTACGTCGTGGTACGTATTCACTTGTCTCATCTGTACTCAGGCGTAGCATCCCACCTTTACGGAATCGCATCAGCGCACCCGTAGTTGAGTCCACCTGATCGTCGTGTTTTGCCATGGGGAAATTGTGACACTCTTCTATCAAGTCATCGGCCCATTTAGTCTTAGGTGCCCATAATAAGCCATTTTCAAGAAGGACGCTAACACTATTTACCCGTGATAATTTATCATTACCCTTACTGGGTGTGAAAGTTTGCACAGGTACACCACCTTGTCTTAACTCATGTGCAAGGGGTAGTCCTGATGCTTTAGCCTCGATGATGATACAGTCTGGCGTCCAGTATTTTACAAGACTGAACGCTTTCTTTTTTAAATCAGTAAACGAATATCGTTCACGTACCACGTCCAACAGAATCAAATGCGCTTCGTCACCTGGGAAGATATGTTGTCGTTCGTCCTCATGGATGTATTCCTCCTGTAGTTCGTGCTGTTCCATCTTACCTTCAGGGTAGAACAACCCCCACGTGGTTATCACGTTAAAGTCCGCTGTCTCCTTCGCACTATAAGCCGTATCGAGACTTTGAATAATGTATGAGTAACTGGGAGGTTCATCATCACACCACCTGTTCCAGTACTCCCGTTT